TTTACGAGATTTTCCTTTACTAGTAGTTTTAGTTTTCTTTCCGTATGTCTTTGACCACTTCTTGTGAACCTTTGGAACGTTAATAGCCAAATACGCTTTTTGCTTTTTACTTTTAAACGGCATAACTAACCTATAGCAACAGGTCTTTTCTGTTCTGCTTCAAGTGCTAGTTCAGCCATCTTCAATCTTGCATCAATGTCATCTGCTGCTGCGTCCTTCTGCAATCTCATTTGCTTTATCTGAACGTCAGCCGCTTTTATTTCAAGTTCTTTTTGTTTAAGCTGCATCTCCTGCTGCTCTAACTCTTCCTGTGGGTTAGGCTGCGGAGGAACACTATCTGGATCAGTTAAGAAGTCATCAACATTCTGGAAGCCCATGTTCTTTATAAGAGCTGCACCCATGTTGTACATATTCTTTTCGTTAACGATCTTCAATCCACCACGCATAGCATCACCGGCAAAGCTCAACATCGTAGTTAGGTGCATAAGCTGTTGATCTTTATTGCCACTACCAATACCAACAGATACTGTGCAGTCATACTTATCCTTCCACATATCAGGACGTACAGGAATCCATTGATTTCTCAACATGATAACCCGCTCGTGGTCTTGGTTCTTCAGAACTAACTCATAGATGTTTCTCATTAGCTCTTTAACGCCTGTCTCAGCAAAACATCTAGCTATCAACTCAACTCTTGATTGCGCTGCAGTCATTGTTGCAGAAACCGCTGTAGCTGTCGTATGAGACGTTAAAGCATTATCATTCAATCCCTGCGAGTATTTGTTTACACCACTTCTGGACTCGCGGAGTTTATCAAGGTACTCAAGCATCGCAAAGGATGACTGCTCTAGTTGAGGAGTAGCCAAGGGTGTTACCGCATTAGGACTCTTTACGCGAACAACTCCACCTGGACGTTGCGTAAGTAAGTCATCAAGGTTAGCTTGCCCTTCGATGACTGCATACCTACCAAAGTTCTGGTTATACATATTGTCCATGAGGTTACGCATCAAGGTAGACTTAATTAATTGAATATCCATAATCAAATCAGCAATAGACAAACCAAAGAACTTATGCGGAATCTTTATTGGTGTAATACTTACAAAGGGAATGCGATCAATAGGTTCATTCTCTATAATAAAATCCCCTACCGAACAAACCTTTCGTAGTTCTGCAATACCATCACCGTCGAAATCGGTACGCATATAGCTTTCATGCAGCCAATATTCTTGTAGCGCTTCTTCATTACCTAGAGCAATAGAGTCGCCACCGAATGCAGTGTCGGCAGAGTTATCAAAGGAATAGCGTGCGTTTGTTCCACCCCATGTTGACGAATCAAAGTCATACTGACCGCTAGATAACTCCATAGGATCAAACTCTGTATCTGGATACATCTCACGCAACTCAGATAAAGTCTTCTTTATTCTATGGCAAACAAACCTAGCTTCTTCAATCGTCTTGGATTCTCTAGAGATTAAGAATTCATCAGGCACTACATTCTCAATCTTTACTTTACCTATAGTAGCCTTACGAGTAATGACTACATCATGATAGCCTTCTTCTGGAGTGTGCTCAAGTACTTCTACACCCGGACTCATAAGAAGAGCATTGAACTCTTGTTCATCTAAGTTATTATATTCTTCTCGATTATAGTCCTCGTACTCGTTCCACCAGCATTTGACTATACCATTCTTCTGAAGCAGCGCATCCGTAAACCAAGTATAAAGTATCTCCCAGCCGGGATTGTCTTTAGTAAAGATATAGTTTACATAGTCTGTAGCCTGTTTCGCCGCCTCTACATCCTCTGGGCCAACAGGACTAAAGCTCACCATCTCATCACCAGATGCAAACACACGCATGAGAGAAGGTTTGATCCACTCAATGGTATCCATTACCGAGGAATCAACATACTGACTACGACCTTCTACTTCATTACCGAATTTCTCAGCATAGTAATACCGCATAGCCTCTTCCCTTTGTAGGGAAATAGTATCACTATATCCTAAAGCATCTGCAATCTCGCTTCCAATTCTAGCTAGTAATTCTGAATCTGTTATTTTAGATGATGCCATAATTCTTGTATGTTATATCCTGTGTCCACGTAGGATCTTTGTCTGATACCGCGAACCGTTGAGATTGAAAAGCGTATCTTGTAGCGCTCATAAGGTCATCCCTGAACGGTACGACCTTGCCTGATTTTCTATGATACATTCTAAATTCTTCAAACCAATCACTTAGTGTAGAGAATACTTTAAATTTATTCGCTTCCATTGATTGAAGCATAGCCATCAAACCTTCCTCTACAGAATTGGACCCTTTATCTAACCCAAGTGCTGGAGGGTTGGAAAAGTGAGCAAGAAGAAAGTTACAGCCCAAAGCTCTATACTGCTCTGCCAAGCCGGGATTGCCCATACTATCTCTTCGGTTCCCGTCATGCGGGTAAGCCACCGGGATAAAATGCGGTCGCCGACTTATGATCTTAGCGTGTACTGCTGGAGATGCTTTAGACTCCCTGTGACAGTCATAGATGTAGAACGTGTCCTCTTCCCTGTCTATCGCACACCATACTACTGCAGTAGGATGATCCCATCCGAAGTCTATCGCCGCTATTCTGGGCCAATGATCTTCAAGAACGATGGGGTCAACCATTAAATTCTCTTCGTTAACAGGGAATATTAGCCCTGAACCTATAGACGGTCGCCCGTATCTACGCATCTCTCGCTCATGGGGAGAGTACGCTGACAGGATCTGCTTCATTACAGACTCTGATAAATGACCGTTCTCGCCATTCAAAGAGTGTATCTTCTCAGAGGCATCGTCCCATGTAGCGTTAACTAGGCTCTGTCCGTCCTGTATGTTGTTCACAAAGGCCGCTACGGTCTCAGTCATACCCGCCTCAGGGGTAAAGGTCATATAGACCATACCGCGCCTATCTAGCGTCCTAGTGACCGATTGTGAGTACAGCTCTCTGGAGGGTTCCTCATCCAGCCAAACCACGTCCACTGACCTACCTTGCCACTTCTCTACTCCCATCTCATAAGCCTTGAAATGTAAAGAAGAGTTCCCACCGCTGACGTGTCGTACTAATGCAACACTTTTAGCGTTTGGTACACCCGGTTTTCTTTCCGTCTTTATTATATAATTCTTGGGAATGGCACCGGAACCAAATGCGTCAGGATCATCAGGGGAACCCAATAACTCTGCTTGTACTATGTCTCTCGTTGTCTCGTTCGATACACCACCAGCCCATGCTGTGATAGGTTGTGTATATACCCTTCCACCCCACCACTTAGGGTATATCCCTGTAAGGTGATAGGACATCTCTGCAGCACCACAGAATGATTTACCGATACGGTTAGCGGCCATTAATAGGCGCTGGTTACTGTCTTTTCCTGTATCGTGAAACCTTTGTTGGTAGGGATAAGGATCGTACTGATCAATCCTATTAAAGCGCTTACGTCTACTCAGTTCTCTAAGAAGCTCTAATTGCCTACTAGTGTCTCGTGAGGGCATCTATTTCTTTTTTAATATCCTCTTCTGACATCTGTTCAACTGTTGTCGTTTCGATTCGTTCAACGGGTTTAAGGCCAGCCCGATCAAGTAGATCCTTGATAGCTCCGAGACGTACAGACTCGCTCTCTGCTTCTCTAGCAAGCGCTGTTAGCCAGCTAAGCCCTTCCGGGATCTTGTCCGCTAATACCTTTTGAGTTGCCTCAAGTATTTCATGTCGGAATTGAGCCTTGAGTTGCGAACCCTTAACCTTTGCAGTCTTCTGGGAGTATCCACTAGCAACAGCAGACTTCGTGGCATTCCCAGTAAGTACATAGTTCTCTATGAATTGGTCTTGTTTATCTGTCATGGAGTTGTACCACCAGCAGCCATGATCTCTGCGGCTGTGGGATAAAATGTTCCTGTTATTGGACTATATCCCGGAGGGTGAAAAGAGCTTGCACTATCTAGAGAATCTGTCTCTAGTAATGGAAACCAACTAGGAGGCATAGGTGTTGTTTCTCTAGGAACATGACCATACGACCTAGCGCTATCTAGCAAATCTGTTTCTAATGATGGAAACCAAGAAGGAGCTACAGGTGCGGTCGGTGTAGTCCTTGGGGGAGTATAACCATATGGCCTAGAGCTATCTAGCAAATCAGAACCAATAATGCCTCCTTTGGGCAGCCAAGAAGGTGGTGTTGGTACAGGTGGATATAAATCACTAGGAGCAGGGAAGCTTTCTGAATAAGTCGATGGGGTTACTGGAAGGGCGTCTAATGAATCTAAACCTAACCCGGGAATCCCAAAAGGCATCTTAGGTGCAGAAGGTCCCGGAACTGGAGGGGTTCTTCCAAGCAATGCAGGGCTTCTGCCGTAGTAAGGATCACCACCTAAAACAGGATCTCCTACCTTCGTGTCAGCTCGGCGAAAATAGAAATCTTCATCTGGTCTTATGCTTTCCCAATCCCCCGGTATTGTCAAGGATCCAACACCCTTCTCAAATCTTTCTCCGGGAGACATCTCACCTAGGAGGCGTGGAGGAGGAATAGCAATACCTCGCTCACTTGTATCCACGCCAATCCCTGCGAACTTTAAAATCTCACTGGGATAATCTTCAAAATCTTTATCGGCAGCGGCCTTGTATTCATCCTCATAACCACCTAACATCCCGGCCTTCCACTTGTCTTCTCCCGACATTCCCCCTCCAATAAAACTACTATCTGCTGACGCAGGAGATATAATAGAATCCAAGAATGAAGGACTAACCACCTCTAGTCTTTCATCTGGTGTTGGCAGCGATCCCGTGTAGGTACTAGTTCCGGGCATTCCTTCCCAGACGTACCCATCTGCACCCCTACCAAGAGGCTCAATACCCATCTCACCAGAAAGATACCTTGATTCCATACCCTTAGCGTAT